TTGTGGAAATGTCATGACAACAAAAGCTTTGCTTCCTCAGCTGTTATGCCCAATTTTTGAAGCAATGCAGTTTTTTCAGCGGATTTGGTTGCTTTTGCGGTTGTTTCGGCTTCGATGTTGGCAAGGTCAATTGCGTGCTGTGCTAATTCAATTGGTGTCATGTCGCGTTCAATGTCAATTGTTTCGCCAGTCGTTGTGTCAAATGTTCTTTCAATAATTTTCATTAGCTTGCACTCCCATAAATGTAGATTGTTCCTGCATCAAAGTTACCACTTGAGGAAATAATACTGACTGAGGAAATTGTTGAGGTGCCTTTGTATACACCTTGTGAAACATTTGATTGGTTGGTTGTAGCACCAGTTGCACCAGCAGCTAAAGTATAAGCTTTGACTCCTGTACTGTTGCAACCTGTAATCGTCAAACCACCTCTAATTTGACCCGTATCAGTATCACCCATGCGGCCCAATTCGATGTAAGAATCAACAAAATAATTATCAAAACCGGTGTTTGCTGAAACATCTAATTGAAATCCGGCCTGTGCATAATTTGTTGCGGTATCTCCGTTAAATCTAACTCTGATTCGATCGCTTGCCGTGGTTGTTGAGGCCCGATAAACATAAATCATCAAGGTTTGCATGGCGCTGATTCCAGAAACTGTAATTGTTGCTGCTCCAGTTAGTGCTGTTCCACCTGCATTTAGTAAAGAAAATGAAACTGGTGAAGCACCGGGGGTTGCCCATGATGGAACGCCTCCTGCAACAGTCAAAACTTGACCAGTTGTTCCAATGCCCAATCGAGTATTTGTGTTGGCAGTAGCTGATGAATAAGCCAAATCACCAAGCGTTGTGCCCGGTTGTAATGCCTTAAGTCTTGTGTCCACACCTTGCAGCGCAACATCAAAATCAGCTGGAAGATCCGTTACCAAATCTGTCGGGCTGGGTAGTACAAAACCATAGTTCGTAGTCGGGTTTGCCACTTGTTTTCTCCTTACGCCACAATCGTGGCATTGATCCAATCCAAAGTTGGATTGACTGTGTTCCATGCTTCAACGACCGGCACATCGTTCCAACGCATTGCCTGCAATGAGAATGAAATCGGTGAAACGATCATTGAAATGCTGACCTGATTGTATCTGGCCGAAAATGTCCAGCCTTCAACGAAACCCAGAAAATCTCCGGAATTCATATTGAGTGGCAGATTGGCAATGTTTACCGGCATACCCATGAAAACATTGATCAAAGCATCCCGGTCAGCATCATCGATTTCTGGGTTTGTCAGCTCAAATGTGATGTTGTTGAAATTAAAGCGTGGATAAGCTCGGAGGCTTAAATAGAAATCGGCTTGATCCTCCGCATCGACTTTTTTCTCCAATGTCGTGCGGATTATTTGAGCCAATTGGCCAAACAAGGCAATCGATGCTGGATCGCTGGCAGATTCCTCGGCTGATGATGTGGCACCATATTGAATCGTGATTGAATTTCGCACATCACCTGCGCGTTGCTGGATGCTCAAACCCGGTGCCAAAGCGTGATTTGCCGTGAGATCAACATACCCATTGGCTGCCAAATAATTGGTGCGGTGTGTGCTGTCTGCGTAGCCAATGCGGCCTTGAGCATCCTCGAAAATGTAGCCCAATCCCGATGTGGCCAAAGCTGAAACCAAAGAATAAACATCGGTGCGAGAGCTTGATCGAGCTGCCAGCTCATAATTGCCTGGGCGATCAATTTCGCCCAATCCTGAATTTTCCGCATCTTGCCATTGGGTTGTTGGATCGTAAGTGGCCCATGTTATAGCTTGAGGAACCTCTTGCCATGAGTCAAACAAAACAGCTTGCAAAACATCAAAAATCTGATCACCATCAAAATCTTTGGATAACACACCATCCGTTAATGACTTTGGCAATCTGGCCAATGCACCCAATGCAATGATGTTGATGCGCTGTGCATAATCAACGCTTCCCACCTCAGCTACCGAAATCCCAACCTCAACAATAGAGCCGCCAAAGATCGGCACATATGTCGCTGTCGAATCTTGCAATTCAATCGTGAGCGCATCATTGATTTGAATTGGCACATTTGATTGATTAAGGTTAATAATTTCGAGGTTCGTGTATCCTGCCGTGGCTTGCTCATAAATGTTTGTGCGACCGCTGGTAATTGTTAGATTGGCCAAAATAGCGGTTTGATACTCAACACCGCCAATGATGACTTTCCAGATCGGATTGAAAACAGTCATTAGATCGCAACCAAAGCTCCAGCACCTAGCGTGCCTCGGTAAAATGAGTTATTGAGAGTATCCACAATTGTGCGTGCTGTGCCTTCGGGGTCAATAGCACCGCTCACATTAATGGTGATGCGTTCAGCTGTTGAAAGGCCACCAGTTGCCGCCAATCTTGCAGCTGCGGCCGCCTCACGAGCTTGTCGCAATCTTTCTGTTTCTGCAACCAATTCATTTTTGCGCAAAATTGCAGCTTGCATCCCCGGTGAAAATGCCTCAAGCGGTGCGCCTGTAAATGTGCGTGGATCATTGCCACCCATAAATGTGGTTGTGCCACCTGTGCCGGTACTTGTACCTCCACCGCCAAATCCTCCACCTGTTGAGCCGCTATCAAATCCAACGCCAGCCTTCAATGACTTGTCACCCGAATCACCAAAGAAAAAGCGTGTGACCGGGTTATCCTTTACAAAATTCACAAATTCTTTAATTTTGGTAATTGTGTTTGAAATAAATCCGACAAGCTTTGAAAAGCCTGTGACCAAACCGCCAACGATGTCACCGATTGCTTCCAATGCAAGTTTGAAAGTACCGCCCAAAAGTGGTGCCAAATACTTTTTGATGAAATCCCAGACTTTTTCGAGCGCATCATAGAATGGCTGCAATTCAGCTGAGTTGTCTGTAATCGCTTTTTTGATTTTGTCAAAAGCATTTTTCAATCCTTCAAGAATTGGGCCAACAACCGAGCCAATCGCTGGTATGACTTCTTCATACAAAAATTTCCACCATGAAATCAAAATTGGCAACAAATCCTCTTTGATGGTTTTGAAAATTTGGCCAAATGCTGGCCCCAAAGTTTTGCCCAAATTGCTTGCAAAATCCTGAATCGCTGGGATTCCTTTGTCCACAAAATTGCTGATCAATGGCGTGAGCGCATCCAACACATACGATCCGACAGTTTCTTTTGCTTCATCAAATGCGACAGTTAGCCGCGCCATTTTTCCTTGAAATGTCTCAGCTTGCTTTGATGCCTGACCTTCAAAGGTCTTTGAAAGCGCAGCTGCGGCAGCATCAAAATTCTTTGATTTGATAATTGAATCATCGATGCCAACACCCAAACGCCTTAAAGCTCCTAAATTGCCGTCATAAGCCTTGCCTAATGCCTCAGAAACAGCCGACAAATCTTTACCTGTACCGGCTGAAATGTCGAGTGCTAATTGCTGCAATTCTTGCGCTTTGGTGACATCTTTTGTACTTCTCACGAGTCGATCTAGCGATGGCCTCAAAACATCGTCCGTGATGCCGTTGGCCAAAGCTGTTTGAGTTATGTAATCCTCTGTGGCTTTGATTTGAGCATTTGTGGCACCCGTGACATTTTCCAATGTGGTTGCCAATTTCGCTTGAGCGGCTTCATCCTCAATTGCAGATTTGACACCATCGATCAGCAATGTGCCGGCATAAGCTGCGGCAGCTGCTCCAGCTACGGCAAAAGCTGCACCGGCTTTCTTAGCAAATCCACCGAGTTTGCCACCAAATCCATCAACCTCGTTTGATCCGGCATTGAGATTCTTTTTGAGGTTGTCAATGTCGGCCAGAATTGAAAGCTTGAGTGTTCTACTTTGTCCGGCCATCACCACTCCTTTAAAATCTTAGTAAATGCAGCTTCCCATTGAGCGATGATGTGAGGTTGCTCAGCTCTCAATGTTGGATAAATAAAGTATCCTCTTGATCCGCGACCTTCACGACCAGACCACACCGGGAATTGTTTAAATTTATTTGATCCAAATTCATAACCGCCCCAAAGCTGTTGAGTCGTACCACCACCGCTGAATTTTTGAGAAACAAAGCCAAATGACAATTCGCCAATCTTTGATGACTTGCTCACACGCGATCCATCTGCAACGCGACTGGCTGCCTTATTTGGGCGATTACTGGCCGCGCTTTTGATTTTGGATTGCACATAAGTAGCCAAGCCATTTGAAACGCCTTTGGCTTGTGCAACAGCTTCATCATCCATGCCTTTGAAAGCTTGCAAAATGCCGCGCAATTGAGCTTTGTCATAGGTGATTGACTCAGTTGCCATTTCTGATCCTTAGTATCTCGAAAGCGGTTAAAATGTCCTCAGCGGTCTGAAACTCTGATCGTGACAATCCCGTATCGATAGCCAATTCCCAAATGATCCGGTTTAAGGTTCCCGGCTCGTAACTTTTGGGTTTTCGGTTTCTCCCATGTTTATGTCAGTCACAGTTTCGCACCACACCTCAAATGGCTTGACAGGCTTTCCAACTGCCTCGCGTTTCATTGCGTGGTACGCCAAAAACATGAGATCAGCGATGCCTAATTTCTCAGATACTTGCTGAATCGTGTTTCCGGTTTTCTGTTCCCATTTCATCCATTCCGGTGGGAGCGCTGTATAGGTTGCGCTCTCCCCGGATGTGAATTCAATTGTGATTGCTAGTTTCATGCTCCCGATTTCCTTTCGTTATGCCAATGTAGGTGTTGTTACACAGGTAAATGCCATTGAGACAGTCTGTGCATCTGGTGCCGTTCCTCCAGCTGATGGGAAAATCGGCTGAACAGTAAAGTTGAAAGTTGTGCCCGGCTCTGTCTCAAGGATTACAGCCAAAGGTGTATTTGGTGAATTCTCCGCTTGATTCCAAAGCATTTCGCAAAGCGATGAAGCTACGCCCCAATCAGCCAACATCTCAACAGCAAATGAGCCTTGAGTGTCGGTTGTGTAGTACGCCTTGCCATCGAGTGTCTGGTATGTGTTGATCGTTGAATCAACAGTAAGGATTGCAGATGTTGCTTGTGCATCAAAAGTATCCCCATCGATGCTGAAGCTCACATTTCTGCCGGT